GCCTTCCATGACTGTCGCTGACAGATCGTGTTCTGTGCTGATTGTTGCCATTGCGTTCAGAATTTCTCCTTTCGCGCAAGCAATTCTTTGTTCGATCGGTTTCATGTGCCATCCTCCTGTTATTCCAGCGCAGCTTCCTGATATGCAAGTATCAAGTCCAGCTTTGAATCCATCTGCGCAAGCATCGTGTTTTTGATCTGCTGTTCCTTTGTTTCTGTTTCTTCTTCTGTGATCCCTCTTTCGCCTTCAGGCAGATCAAGGATCATTTCTTTTGTTTCCGTCTTTGTATCTTCTTCGATTATGATTTCTTTGCTCATTATATATTCGCGCTCCCTTGTGGTACTGCTGTAATCATTCCACCTCTGACACTGATTGATGATGTCGTCCAGCCGACTGTTCCGTTTCCGTTGTCGTGAATTTCTGTCACTATCGGTATGCTTTTACCATCTGCCACGCCGTAGCCGTTTATATTGACATCGTGAAGATCGACATTGTACATGTCGAACCAATGACCATAAAAGTCGCATCCCAAGTGTATGCCATACTGATCGTATATGCTTCCTGCGCGGCTGAAGCACAGCATCGTTGTATATGATCCTGCGTTTTGCGACTTCATCTGCGCAAATGCCATGTATTTTCCCTGATAGTCCAGATCGAACACAAGCCCTTTGTGCGCGTTGTTCCCCGACCATTCGTTTGTCCCTATTTTCCCAACATAATACCCATCACGATAGAAATGATTTCCTCGTTCGTCAAATACTGCTCTTTTTTCTGCTGCCGTCACATCGCCGTTGTAGATTGCAAGCTGACCATATTCCAGCTGAATGTATTTGCTGTTATTATTCCAAGCCACACGCACGTTGTAGGCGTTCTGTGTGATCTTTGTTCCGAACTCCGAATTGTTGACCTTCTTGTTGACTTCAGTTGTGATGCTGTCGGCTTTTAATTTGATAGCCGCGTTCATTTCCTTTGTCGTTGAATACTCTTTCAGCTTTTTATCGGTTTCATCGTTCGCATTTTCTTCAGCCGTGTCCGCTGCTGACTGTGCCAGTTCGTTTGCACTCTTAATCTTCTCTGTGACTGTCGTCTTCGTTTCATAGGTCTTTGAAACTGAAAGATCAATCGCTTCAGCCTGCACCTTGATAGCCGCGTTCATTTCCTCTGTTGTTGAATACAATGTCAGTTTTTCGTCCGTCAGGTCATTCACACTTTTAATTTTTTCAGTGACGCTGGTCTTTGTTTCATACACCTTCGACACTTCCAGATCAATTTCTTCTGCCTTCAGGTTGATTGCAGCCTGCATCTGTTCTGTCGTGCTGTATTCCGTCAGTTTTTCATCGGTCAGATCGTTCACACTCTTGATCTTCTGGTCAACAATGGTCTTCGTTTCATAGGTCTTTGACACGCCCAGTTCGATTTCTTCCTTCGATGCTGTTATGTGTGTTTCAACCTCTGTTTTCGTGTAATATCCATCTTCAAGAACTTTCTTCGCGCTGCTGTTCGCAATCTTGATCGCTTCTGATTTCGCCTGATCTGTTGCTTCCTGCTGTACTTCAGCAAAAGTCTTCGTTGCATTTGAAAGTTCGACAGTGTTGCTTTGTGGGCTTTCTGGATATTCCGTCAGCTTCACAATTCGCTGCTTCTCTTTTGTCTTCGTTGACTTGCTGATCATCCAGACAGTGTCGCCGATGTCAAAATCAAATACGCTGCTGTATTTCTTTGATTGCCTTGCAAGGTCAATCACATCTGCTTTGTATGCGACATAAGGCTTCGACATTTCTTCCAGCTTTGCGATTCCATCTTCGATCAGGCTTGTTGTGTTTGTGTATCTTTCATCGCTCCACACATATGTCTTGATCTTGCTGCTGTATTGATAATTTTCAAGATACGGCTTGCCAAGCCATTCGATTCCGATTCCATCTTTACCAAGTGGGATCAGCCGTGTATAAAAATCATATGTGTCTGAAGTCACTGTCAGCTTCTTCAGGTTCAGTCCTTCGATGAAATATCGTCCGCGGTCTGCTCCGATCTGTTCGTATATATCAATCGTCTTTTCAAGGCTTCTGATCTTGCATTCAACGCGGTATGTTGACAAGCAGTCTTGAAGGACGTCCCATGCGTTTGTTTCTTCATCCTTGTTGATCGTCCTTTTCTTCGTGATCTGGCACACGCCAACCTTCCAGCCTGTTCCTTCAAAGGCAAATTCAAGACACGCCCTGATCGTCTGTTCCTTGCTTTCAAACCCATAAGGGAACACCGCCCCTTCAAGTTCTTCGACATTCAGCTGCGCTGTGTACTCATTAAACTGCACACCTGTCTTCTTTTTCCTGATTACATATTCATCATCTTTTGTCCTGATGTAATATTCTTCTTTCAGTTGGTCAACCTTTTCGCCATCTGAAGGATATTTGAAAGACAGTTCCCTGTCGCCAGAATTAAGCGTCTTCACGATCTTGCGATCTTTGAAGCCCTTCAGGATTCCGACACGCTGCTTTTTGTCATTAAAAATCTGCATCTGTCTTCCTCCTTATATCCACATAGGCTTGTACCTGATCCGAACGACTGCATCTGCGTTTGAAAACTTCAGGGCTGTTTGCTGCTGCGCGATTGCTGGGAACTTCCACAAGTCAACACTTCCGAATGCGTCCGCGCCATTGTTCGTGATGCGTCCTTCTTCTCCGTCAATGATGATCGTCTGCCCTGCTGCCAGCTGTTCCACGATGATGTCGTCTTCAAATCCACTGATTTTATAATTCTTCAACGCCTTCTTCGCATAGACTTCAATGATCGCTGGTGCTTTTCGTGTCCCTTGTCGATCAATCGTTGTCTGTGTGATTCCGTCATATTCCAGATTTAATTCGTCATCAAAAAAATAGCCTTCAAGAACGATGTTCAGCTTGTATCTGGTTTTCACTTTCATTTTTGAATAGTCGCTACTTGCTGTGTATGCCTTGAACTTTCCTTTGTAGCCATCCACTTCCAGCACGCTTGACTTTGTGAAGTTTTCCAGAAATGCTGACATCTTCCTGATCAGGCTGTTTCTATCCTTGCCCCTGAAGTACATGCACAGCTTCAGTTTTCCCAGTTCCATGTCTGTTTCAAATTCTGTCGGAAGGATCGCGCCTGTCACGATCTCATAATCGACAGCAAGCGAAGGCGGCAGCACTTCGGCTGTCAGCTGCTTCGCATTGTATTTTCTTGCGTCTATACCATTAACTTTCATACTGCCTTACCTTCCTTTCCTTTTATCTTCTACAAGCTGTTCATCCACCTTCGTGTATGTTTTGCTTGCAATTTCTTCGCCGTCAATATATGTGTGGTTTTCGACTTTCACGTTTGTTCCTGATTCAATCTTTTTCAGCTTTTCATCAAGCATTGTGTTTAATTCCTGATAGAATGGCTTCAGTGGAAGGATCGCTTCGCCGCCTGTTTCTGGTTCTCCACCAGCAAGCAGCGTGTTTCCGTTCATTCCGAAGATCATTGAATCATTCATAATTGCACCATTCTTGTACCAATCTATCGAAAAATGTGGCACTGAAGGTGGATTCAGGCTGAAGCTGCCTGTGATCTTCGGGTGCGGCAATTTCAGCTTCGGAAGTGACCAGCTGAAGTTGAACTTCGACTTGATCGCTTCGATTGCATTATGCACTGCATTCTTTGCAGCGTTGATCGGTGTCGTGATTGCATTCTTGATCGCATTCCAGACTGATGTTGCCGTTGACTTGATGCTGTTGAATACATTGCTGACTGTTGACTTCACACTGTTGAATACATTGCTGACTGTGTTCTTGATTCCATTCACAACACTGTTGATCGTGCTGCTGATTGCATTCCAGACTGAAGACACTGTTGACTTCACGCTGTTGAATATGTTGCTGACAGTCGTCTTGACCGCATTGAACGCTGTCGTGATCGTGTTCTTGATGTTGTTCACGATTGTTGACACTGTCGTGCTGATTGCATTCCAGACTGTCGAAAATACACTGCTGACCGCGTTCCACACTGTCGTGATGATGTTCTGGATCGTCTGCAATGTTGTCTGTATTCTAGTACTGATTGCGTTCCAGGCTGTCGTGATCACGCCGCTGATTGCATTCCAGACTGTCGAAAATACACTGCTTACCGCATTCCACACTGTCGTGATGATGTTCTGCACTGCTGTGATGACTGTGTTTATCTTTTCTTTGATTGCATCCCATACTGTTATGATCGTATCTTTGCAGTTCTCCCAGATGAATCGGAATGGTGCTGTGATTATCTGAAAAGCTGCGCTGAAAAATTCTGCAATCGCCATGATCACAACTGTGATCACATTCTTGATCGTTTCAAAGACTGTTGATACAAAGTCCCTGATTGTCGTGAATATATTGCTGAAGGTGTTCCAGATGCCTGTCAGTACATCTGAAATTGTCGTGCTGATCGCTGTCCACACTGTCGTGACTGTGTTCACTATTCCGTCAAGTATGCCAGAAAAGAACGATACAATGCCATTCCAGATGTTTTCAAAGGTTGTCTTGATACTGTTCCACACTTCGTCCCATGACGTTCCAAACAAGCCCAGAAATGCGTCAACAACGCCTTTGATTGTGTTCAGAATGTTGCCGATATATTCCTTCAGCCCATTCCACACGCTTTCAAATATGCTTTTCACTGCGTCCCAACATCCCTGCCAGTCGCCTGTGAATAATGATATGAAGAAGTCGAACACGCCTGTGATTACATTCAGCGTTGTTTCAATGAAGATTGCAATATTATTGAACACTCCTTCGATGATCGGTGCTAATACATTGCAGAAGCCTTCCCAGATTGCCTTGACCACTTCCCCGAAGTTTTCAAAATCGAAGCCCAGCGAATTGAGTTTGTCAGTTATGTGCTGCCCGAACTCTGTGAACACTGACTTGATCCTGTTCCAGATTTCCGCGATCTTGTTTCTGAAGTCTTCATTCGTCTTCCACAGTGTCACAACTACTGCTGTGATTCCTGCGATTGCTGCTATTGCAATTCCGACTGGCGATGTGATCGCTGTAAGTGCGCCTTTTAATACAGACATGCCGCCTGTTGCGCCGCCTGCTGTTGTTCCCATTTCAGCCAGCTTTCCGACAACTTTTCCGACTCCCTTTGAAATTTGCCCCGACACTGTGATCGCTTTTCCTGTGATTGTCAGTAATGGTCCTAGTGCTGCCACAACGCCAGCAATCTTCAAGATTGTTTCCTGCTGCTGTGGGCTTAATGATGCGAACTTGTCCGCAAGTTCTCCAATCTTCGCCACTGCCTTTTCCATGAATGGCATAAGCGAATTGCCGATTGTGATTCCGACATCTTCCAGCTTTGACTTCAACTGTGTCAGTCTTCCCAGAAGGTTGTCTTGCATTGTTGCCGCCATGTCTGAAGCTGTTCCATCGCAGTTCTGAAGTGCTTCAGAATAATCGCTGAAGGACATTCCGCTTGCAACCGCTTCATCTGACAAGCCAGACATGATCGTCTGCAATGCACTGAACTGGTTCGTTCCTGCGATTGTCTTTGCAAGGTTCGCTTGCTGTTCGTCTGTCAGGTTGTTCCATACTCCGCGCACGCCTGTCAGAATACTTGACAAGCTGTTCATGTTGCCCTGCGCATCGTACACTTCAACACCGTACTTCGACAATTCCGTTGCGCATCCTTTTGTGTCTGTCGCAAGTCTGGTCATAATAGCGTTCAGGGCTGTTCCTGCTTCTCCGCCCTTCACACCAGCGTTCGCCATTGTCATCAATACTGCTGTTGTTTCTTCTACCGAATAGCCCATTGAAGCCGCTGTCGCAGCGCAGTTCTTGTATGCTTCGCCAAGTGCTTCGGTTGTTGTGTTTGAATGGCTCATTGCGTAAGCCATTTCATCTGCGAATTTTCCAGCGTCCTTCGCCGATAGTCCGAACGCTGTCAAGTAGTCTGTGACGATGTCTGAAGCTGTTCCCAAGTCCATCGCCGATGCTGCTGCAAGATTCAGGATGCCGCCGATGCCTTCCAGCATGTCATCTGTCTTCCAGCCAGCAAGTGCCATATATTCAAACGCTTCGCCTGCTTCGGTTGCTGAATACTTTGTATCACGCCCCCACTGACGCGCCGATTCTGTCAGCCTGTCTGTGTCCTCTGCTGTTGCTCCGCTGATTGCCTGCACTTTTGACATTTGCTGTTCAAAGTTTGCTGCAACTGTTACTGATGCCGCTGCCACGCCGCCGATCGCGGTTGTGACCTTCATCATGTGCTGTCCTGCTGTCTGCACTGCCTGTCCGACTTTTCCAGCCTTTTCCGCGTATTCATCGAACTTCTGGCGTGCAAGTTCCGCATTGACATCACGAAGCTGCACTTCCATGTTCGCAAGGTCAGCTTCAGCCTGTGTGACTGCTGCGCCCTGTTTCTTCACTGCTGCTTCATACTTCGTTGTCTGCGCTTCTGTTGTTGCCAGCTGCTTTTCTGCTTTGTCCAGCTCTGTTTTTAATTTCTTTGTTTCCTCTGAATTTTCGCCAGTCGCTTCCTTGCTTTCTTCATATGCTTTTGACAGTTCTGCGACTTTTGCCTTCAGTTCTTCGCTTTTTTTCTTGTTGTTGTCCAGTCTGGTTGTAAGTGTTTCATAATGTGACTTGCAGTCCTCGACTTTCGTCTTCTGGACATCCATTTTCTGTGTAAGTTCGCTGATCTTTGCCTTTAACGCGTCAGATTTCGTGCCGTACAGCTTTGCATTTGCCGCAGCAAGGCTGTATTCTGACGACAGCTGCTTCATACTTGCGACCGCCGCCTTCATTGCTGCCTGATATTCTGACATTGAAGCACCGATCTTGATTGATGCCTGCGCCATATATGCACGTTCCTTTCATCACTTCTCGTTGATGGTCTTGATCTCGAACGCCACATGATCCAAAAGGCTCATAATATCCGACTTCATAACATTTGAAAGTGAATCGTTCAGCCCTTTTATACACAATTTCACAACCCTGTCCACATTGTCGCGGCATACTTTCCAGATGTTTTCATCGTCAAGCTGATTTTCAGCTTCGTTGTATCCGTTTTCTTCATCGTATTCATCGAATGCCGACTTTTCCTTCTCGACTTCCTCTGGTCTGTTTGGGTTTAATTCAAGGAATTTTTGCGTGATGATGTCCTGCATCACAAAATGAATCATCTTTGCTGCTGCCAGCTGTTCTGCGACATCTGCCTTCAGCACTTCCCTTTCGGATATTCCGAAGACCATTTTCATAATTGCCACATTGAACTGAAAAGCCGATGCAACATCATCGCCGCCATTCTTTTCCATTAGTTCTGTGTATGCTCTGTACTTTTCAACCGACACTGATGCGCATATGTATTCTTTTTCATTGCAGATCAGTGTCAGTTCGGGTATTATTTGCCATTTGAAAAATTTTCTTGTAACTTCTCGACCTTTGCATTGACCTCATCGCCTAATGATGTTTCTATTGACGCAAATTCCATGATAATTGCAGCCACGCCCAGTCCTGTGTCCTTGTCCTTCAACTCGTCAACAGTGAACTGATTGCCGTATACCATGCAGATGCAGTCCATCATCTTTCGGAACTGTGCGGCTGTATACAGTCCGTTCTTCTTTTCAGTTCCCATGATGTCGTCCCTGATCTCAAGATATTCCATGTATGTGTCAACATCCATCTTCGGCATTTCATATTTTTTGTTGTTTATAATTACTTCATGTTTCATGTGTTTGCCCTCCTATTGTTCTTTTACGCTGCTTCTGTTGGCTCTTGTACTTTTCCGAACCAGTTTTTGATCGCTGCTGCTGCGTCCGTGTGTTCTGCCAGAAGGTTGCTTTCGTCAACCTGTGTTTCAAAGTTTCCGTCACATGCGCGTTCATAGAAGCTGCCCTTTAGTGTTGCTGTCTGTGTTGTGACTTTATCTTCCTGTGTCTGGTAGTTGTCGTCATATCCCTGTCCGAATGTTCCGACATAAAGCCATACAAATTCATATTTGCCATTCAGCTTCTTTGCTCTATATCCGACAGCGACTTCAGGTGCTTTGTCGTCCTTGTTTTTTACAAGCCAGCCTTTTTCGTATAAGTGACCGAATAACATTGCTTTGTCCTGCGGTGCAAGGGAATTGACTTCAAACTCCACATCTGTTCCTTCGTAAGTTTCAACTGTGTCCTCCACTCCGTCATCGCTGTAAATCTTTTCAACGCTGAACTTGTCAGACACTTTTCCCGAAATAGCACGCGCAAGTTTGACTGGTGTGCCTGCTGCGTATGCTGTCGCATCGTTCTGTGTTACTGGTGCGACATAGATGTCGCGAAATGACTTTGTTCTCGATCTGATGATCTGCTTTCCTGCTTCACTCATTCTTCTTCGTCCTCCTGTTCTGCTTCTTCTGCCGCCATGAACCTTGCGGCATTCATAAATATTTTTGTATCTGTTTCAAGATTGTCATTTGCGCCCATGAATGCGAATCCTGCCTTTTTCATAAGTCGCTTGATTCTCTTTTTTAACCTGATTTGATCTGTGCTTGACCAGATGCACACTTGCACTGCTGCAATCTCGACTTCTTCGTCATCGTCCGAATGTTCGCCGCCGTAGTCCCCCAGATTCCACACAGTCACATGCAGTCCCTTGATGTCTGCGTCATACCAGCCCTGCTGCACTGTGATTCCTTCTGTTTCCAGCACTGCAAGCGCATCCAGTGTCTTCTTCACAATGTCCATGTGTCATCCTCCCAGCTTTTCATTTAACAGCTTCTGGTATTCCTGATCCGCTATCGTGTCCCACTGTCCGCGGCATTCTTCCATTGTGTTGTAAAGGAAATCTTGTGGGGGCTGTTTCGTTGTCCCCCACTCTACAAATTTCATGTAAAACCAATTTTCAGCATCGCCCAGAAGCGTCCAGCCGACTTCGCCGCCTTTTGCTGTCGCTTTCGTGGGGATATTATCCGCAGCGTGTCCAGAAGGTCTGTATCCTTTCTTTCCTGACTTTGAATTGTCCGCAGATCGCGCCATAACCGCCTTCATGCGTGGTTCTGTATAATCAACAGACTTCTGGAAGATTTGCTTGTTTGTCTTTCTGATTTCTGAATCGCTCGCAAGCGTTTCCAGTCTATTTTGAAGTTCTTTCAGTCCTTCAAATTCAAAAGTCACTTTCATGCTGCTTCCTTTCCGTGTCAGAATCTGACACATCTATGTGACGCGGTTCGCCTTCAGCTGTACATATTGCTTGTCATTCTGTCTGAAGTCCCTTGCGAAAATATTGTATTTTTCGTCTTCGTACTCCACGAAGTAGTCCTTCAGGTGTGCTGCTATCTCTTTGACCTTTTTGCAATACCTGATCTTGTCAAACACGATTGTGTCTTCCAGTCTGATTTCTATTGCCTTGTACAGTTCTTTTCCGTAAAGGCTGCCGATCTCGCACCAGCATTCGTGATACAAGATCGGTTCTGCTTCCACTCGCCTTCCATCAACTTTCCCATACTGATATTTGTATATTTTGATCCTTGCGCTTGACATATCACTTCAACCTTTCTTTCAGCATCATCGACTGCACCGCGAATCTGACTTTGTCGTCTGTTGGTGCTGTTCTGTCCCTGTTGTCGTAGGCTTCTTTGACATACATGCAGATCAATAACTTCTGGCGGTTCGTGAGTGCTTCAGGATTGAAGTCTTTGATCAGGTCTGTCATTTCTTCCAGCACTGCTGCATAAATCAGTTTGATCACTTCATCGTCATCGTCATAGTCAATACGACAATATGCTTTCAGTTCTTCCAGTTCCATGTCTTTTCCTCCTCTCCTGAAGCCTGCTGCCATTAACCAGCAACAGGAACTGTGATTTCTCCCTTGATGACTGCTTCTTCATCAAATGCCTGCACATCGAATCTGTCACGCACCTTGATTCCTGTCTGGTCTTTCGCCCATAAATCGCCAGCTTCGGTTGAAAGTTCGATGCTGATCTTCTCGCGGTCAAATAAAGTGATTGCTTCCTTCAAGTCGCCCATATAAAGTGGGTACTTGTACGCTGACACATTGCTTCCATCAGTCTTCACTTCGACATTCTTCAAAACTTTGTTGCTGACCTTCTTGATCGGATATACGCCAAAAAGAAGCATCTTTGTTTTGTCTGTGACATCTGGCTGCAAAATGTAGTCGCCGCGTTCATCCTTTAATGTGTCAAGATAGTTGAATCCTGACTGGTTTGTCAGAACGATTGAAGACGCTGCAATCGCTGGATCAAGTGTCACATTGAAGACTGTCTTCAGATCGTCCACAGTGCTGATTGCAACTTCTTTCGTGTTTGTAATCTCTGCAAGTTTCTTCAGGATCGCAGCGTTTCTTGTGGCTCTTGACTTCTTTGCGATCCACTTATTCAGGAAGCCCAGAATGTTTTCTGCTGTGTCCTGAAGAAGTTCGCGTGTTACTTTCAGGATGCCGCCCTTCTTGCCGATCTTGTACTTGATCTGTCGCAATTTCGGTGTTTCTTCCTCTCCGAACTCTGCTGCTTCATCTACATCGTCCCATGGTGTTGAATCTGCATCTTTTTCAAGCACTCTGCTTCCTGATAATGTGCTGACAGGCTCAACATTGACATACTGTTCAAGGTCATCATCTGTCCTTCTTAATTCGTGGATGTCTGTCTGAATGTCCTGTGGGACTGTGAAGCCGCCGTCCTCGTCTGTCTTCTCCGACATTGCATCCATGATCTTCTTGTCTTTCTCGTCCATTTTTGTCTTGCGCATTCCGCAGACAATACGATTGACAAATGCACGCGCAATGTCTTTCTTTGAAGGTGCTTTGTCTTTTCCTTCAACCCTTGTTGCTTCGTCCTTGTCAAGCTGGTCTTTGATGTTCTCGTCCTCGTCATCCTCTAAATCCATAAGGATGTTGAAACGATCCTGCATGTCCACAAGTTCCGTTTTTGCTTCCTTTGCTTCCTTTGTCTTTCCCTCATTCACAAGGGCTTTGATTGCGTTCTTTTTGTCGTTGATCTTTTTTAATAACGCTCTTGCTTCTTTGCTCATTGCTTTTCCTCCGTTTTCTTAAATTCCATACATGTACAGATCGCCCAGAATTTCTTCTGTTTCGTCTGCCTGCTGTTGTCTTGCTTCGATGTCTTCAGCTGTTTCAGTCTTCATTCCTGCTGGCGCATGTTTGAATCTGTCTATCATGTAGCCGACACATGCTGCGACTGCTTCCGCTGATTCATCCACTTTGATGTTGAAATAGTCTGAAGCGCGACACTCTGATGCTTCGCTTTCCGACATCCATGTTTCTGCATTGATCAGCTCTTCAAGCTGGTCTGCTGTCACGCCTTCCTTTGCTTTTGTCATGTAGATGTCTGTGATCATCTGCTGACAGCTGTCAAGCTGGCTTATAACCGCCGCGAAGTCGTCTGCATTGCCCCACGCCATTGTCAGCGGCTTGTGAATCATAATCTGTGCGCCTGTTGACACAACAATGTCATCGCACGCCATAAGGATCACGGATGCGATTGACGCTGCAATTCCGTCCACAATGCCTGTGATATGTCCTTTGTGACGTTTCAAAATGTTGTATATGCCAATTCCTGCGAATACATCGCCGCCACAGCTGTTGAAGTACACTGTCAGTTCTGCATTGTTGTCAATGCCGTTCAGAAAGTCCGTGATGTCCTGTGGACAGGTGTCTTCTGATGTCCACTTGTCCCACGCCGAAGATACAATGTCGCCGTATATGTACAGTTCAACGCCGCCTGCTGCCGCGTCTTTGATCTGCATGAAGCCGACATTTTCAATCGTTCTTTTCGTTCGATTTCTTCTTGTGAAGTTCATTTTCTTCGCCATCGTCTTCCCCTCCTTCCTGATCGGTGTCAGGTTCATTCGTTTCGGCTGTTTCCTGCTCCTGTTCATCCTGATCCGTATTTTCGCCGCCTTCTGTGTTTGGCTCATTTATAGGATTGTCAGAATCGCTGTTTTCTTCAGTGTCCTGTTCTTCAGCTTTGTCATATGCTGCCCCGACTTTCGTCAATGGCACATAAGTTCCATTAACAATCAATGTGTCGCCGCCTTCCATGTCCATCAAATCAAGTTTTCTTCTGGCTTCGTTTACTGTTTCGATGCCGTTGTTGATTCCTTCTTTCAGGATTTCCATTTGTGTTTTGCTGTCGGTACGAAGCAATACTTTTTCATTCATTTTGAAGTACAGTCCGTCTTCTGTTTCGTCATCCGATAATAGCTTGTAGTTCACTTCTTCTTCGTACTGCTTCAGTACGAAAAGCATTGTGTCCACATAGAATGACAGCTGCTGCATTTCCGAATTGCTGTATGATGATTTTTCATAGTCGTTGATCTGGTTCGGCTTGATTCCGAACGCTGCTGCAATCTGAAGTGCAGAATATTTCTTCAATTCGATGAACTGTGAATCTGTCAGTTTAATATCCAGTGGTGTCAGCTTCATTCCCAGTGGCACAGGAAGAATCTTGCCTGTGTTCTGACTTCCTGCTCCGAAGCGCTCAAAAGTCTGTCGCAGCTTTGTGACTGCATCTTCATTCAGTTCGCCTGTGTATTCCAGCACCGCTTTCGCTGTCAATCCGTTTTTGTACAGATTATTCAGGAAGCGTTGTGATTCAATCACGCCTTCAACAGTCTGCTTTAGGATGTATTGCACTGGTAGTCCGACTATTCCGTTCAGGCAGTGTGAAGTCTTGAAGTGCAAGACATCTTCCGTCCTGAATATGTACTGTTCGCCTGAATATTCATCACTGTACAAGTACCAGATTTTCCCTTTGCCTGCGAAAATGCCTTTGTCGTCAACTATGATCTGCACCCTGTCCGATGGCATGATCCACATGTCCAGTGCTTTATATTCTCCACCATATTTCTTGCGCTTGAATTTCCTGCGTACATAGACATATGCGTTCCCATAATGGTTTCTGTTCATTTCTACAGCGTTCCAGAAGGTTGTCGGTGTCATAAAAGGGTTCGGACGCTGCTTCATAAGCCTTGCAATGTCGTTGTCTATCGGCTCACTGATGCCCTTGTTTGTTTTCTGGTACAACTTCCATGGCATTTTCGCGACTGTTTCTGACATCATTTTCAAACAAGTGAAGTATGTCACGTCAGATGTTGGCTTCTTGCTTTCACTGTCGCGCTTAATCCCAACCCATTCCAGAAACGATTCATCATTCAGTGTTGCTGTATCTGTTTCAATATTCATTCCGAATGCTTTCATAATTCCTTTGTTCAGTGTTTTCCACATGTTCAACCTTGCGCACCTCCCTTCTGTCGCAATTTCTCTGTTCCTGCAAACCAAATATCAAGGTATCTGTTGACATCTGGCTTGATTTCGCCCTTCATTGCCATCATCCATGCATCAATGATTGCATCCACGATGTCGATTCGCTCTGTTGCGTATTCTTTATCAATTTTTATTTCCCCGAAGCTGTTTGAAGTCGTCTTTGCGTTCGCAATAGACCACTTTGTTGCTTCGTTTCCGTCATGTTCGACATGCCCTGCTTCCAGTTCCAGCCTGAAGTCAACTGTCGGATCGTTCAATTCTCTTGCCGACTGTTTCACTGCGATGCTGTCAAATCCCAGTGCTTCCAAGTCTGTCAGGAACGCTGAAGCATTGTGCGGATCATAACAAATCCACTGCACATCCAATTCATACAGCTTCACGATCTTCTGTAAGTACGCAATTATGTACTTATAGTCTGTTTTCACGCCGCCCATCGTTTCAGTGACTTCGACAAGCCCCTGCCTGATCCATAGGTCATACGGCACGCGATCCGTCTTGATGTGTTCTTCAACTCTCCTTTTCGGAATGAAGCTGTGTGTGTGTACGAAGTAACATTTGTCTTCGCCGCGCATGAATGGGATCACGATTGCGATTGATGTCAAGTCGCCGCCTGATGACAGGTCAAGTCCGACATAAGCCTTCTGACCTCTGAAGTCAGCCAGCGTCTTCTTAACTGCTGCCCTTGTCCAGACATCCATGTCCTTGATATAGACATCGTTCGTCCACTGAATCCACATGTTGAGCTGCTTGACGATGAAGTCGCGCAGTGTCGATCCTCCCATTTCCTTCGCTGTTGTAGCAATCGGGATCATGTTCTGCAATGCGTCCCTGTCATATTCAAGGATCGGATTTGCTTTGATCCAGTTTTCAGGTGTCCACATATCGTCAGATTCATTCATCTGTGCGATGTATATGAACTGTGAATCGTTCTTCGCAATTCCCTTCATGACTTTCACGCAGTATTCGTATAGCGCGAAGCATGGCGATTTCAGGTCAAATCCTGCTGTCGTGATCACGCTGATCAGCGCCGACTTCATTTTCTTGATACCGCCTTCAAGCAGCTTGTACATCTGATCATCTTTATGCGCGTGATATTCGTCCACGATTCCCAGATATGGTCTGAATCCATCAATCGACTTCGTGTCGCCTGACAGTGCTTTGATCTTGCTGTGCGTGATCTTGCAGTCGATAGTCGAATTGTGTTCGTGTATCTTGAAACACTCCGACAGATCGCTGTCAGAATTGATGAATTTCACAATTTCGTTGAAGACGATCAATGCCTGATCTTTCTTTGTGGCTGTACAGTAAATCTGACCATATTTGTACTTGTCAAAATTGCCGTAGTACGCCGCAAGAATACCATTCAGGAATGACTTGCCGTTCTGTCTTCCCAGCTGTATATAACTGGTTCTGAATCGTCTGTGATGTCCGTCTTTTGTTCTCCATCCGTTCAGGCTTCCAAGTATGAAGCACTGGAATGGATAGGCTGTCACTGGCTGTTCTTCTTCGCCTTCCGCAATCGTCAGCGTTTCTGCAAAGTCAATGATCCTTTCAGCTTCTTCAACATCAAAATAATAGCGATATGGCGCAGCTTCAGCCGCTTTCATGTCGTCTATGTGTCTTTGACACGCAGCTTTGACCAGATCGCCAGCAACGATCTTGTCTGCAAGGACATCCAGTGCGTATTGTGTGGTTCTGTCCGTCATTTATCGCCTATGCAAATTTAGCGAATTTGTTTTCCTTCGGCGTTTCCTTGTCGGCTTTTGGCACTACAAGGCGACAGCGTGACGACACTGTCAGCCCGAAGTCCGCAGCACCCTGTCGGCACTGCTTAAAATAGCGATCCTGAAGAAGTGCCAGTCGTTCAACTGTACTGTTCACGACCTGTCTTTCAACAATGATCGGGTTTCCGTCCGCGTCATTCTCTTTGAACTCCATTCTGATCGTGAGTGGTTGCGACTTCATTTCTTCCGTTACCGCCACATAGTTTTCCTGTGCGATGACCAGTCTTGCCAGTGCATCAACATCAAGATTTGACACAAGGTCAATCGCGCGAAGTTCTTTCACAATCTTTTTGAACGTCTTTTTCTGTGAAGGTGTCAAATAAGACGGCGCAGTCACTTTGTCTGCTGCTGCCTTCACTTCCGTTCGCTGGCGTTCTTCGATTTCCGCTTTTGTTAGGTGTTTTTTGCCCTTTGCAATAACCAGTTCTATCGGTTGTCGTTGTCCTGCCATATCTTTCGCGACCTCCCTTCTTTGCTGGATTTCCTTGCGTTCGTGTCAGAATATGACACACCCTTCTTGCAGGGCTTTGATCTGGATTTTTCGTGGGGAGTTTTCTCCACGGAAAAGGGGAAGCGCGACTAAATAAACTTAACCCGATACTTTTTCATACTCCCCCTGTCGCCTTCCAGTGGCGTTCTATCAGGTCATACAACATCTTTTGTGTCGCTTTTTTCGTCTGTTCATCCTTGCTGTACAAGGCTTCAATGATTCCATGACTGTGATTGCTCAATGGGATCAGATTGGTTGCATCAAGTCGTCTGTTCCAGTCGTCTTCAATAGGTGTGATATGATGCACCATGTCAGCTGTCTGTATTACATGCAGCACATAGAAGGCATATATATCAACGCCATCAAACCGCCTGATTGTTTCGGCTCTTGTCTTCCTCCACTCACTTGATACATAGAAGGCTGCTGTCTTCTTGTTTCTTCGGTGTTTGTTGTATTCCATGTGTCTTGACTGCTGCCCTGCTGCCTTCGCTGCACAGGCTTCACATTCAGCTATATTCTGTGGTATTAAAGCCCCACATCTGCACTTGTGAAATAACAAACCCTTGCACCACCTTCCTACTGCTGCATATGCTTCATATGTCCGTCTGTATAGGCTCTATACGCAGCCGCTTATATATGCCCCTTATATATGCCCCATATATGCGCCCCTGTCAGGTATGCCCCTATATAAAGCCTTGTTTTTATGCTTCCTGTGGATGCCCTTATATAAGCACCCACATTCCGCAAATAAGAGGGCAGAAATGCAATAAAAAAGACCGATTCAACACTTCTGTGCTGTTTCGGTCTTTCTGTACAACATTTCACGATACTATTTTACTTTAGGATGTCCCCTATAAAAACCCTCACTTTTCCCACGCTTTTCCCATGCTTTTGTTGTCGTTTCCCTCGAAAAAAAGCCTTTTTCAGATCGCCTTTTTTCAAATTCCGTTAATTCCGAATAATTTGACAGACATTTTCTTCAAAATCGCCTTGCACCAGTTTGAAGGGCTGTTTTTTCCGCAATCAAGCTGATCCGCAATTTCTTCAAAGGTCAGTCCGTCAATATAGTGCATTCTGAACGCTTCATACTTGTACAATGTGCCTTCTTTCCTGCTTTCGGTTTCCAGTTCGGTCAATGCCCTGTCAATGTTAATAATCATCATCGCTGTGACCATTTTCGCTTCCTTGACAGATTTCAGCTTCGCATTTTCGCCCTTCAGGACGCTGTATGCCGCTTCTGTGACTTCTTCTTCCTCCGTAATTGCATTATTGATGTATTTTTTCAAATCTATGTATGATTCCATCAATCTTCGTGTGTTATACAGTGTTTTTTTCTTCTCTGCTCTCTTTTCTTCAATTTTGACTTCAGCAAACGCCTTCCGCACCGCGATCCTGATTGCTTCCGTCATGTCCTGCTGCGTTTCATCGCTATTTTGCACATTGCACACCTTCCTTCTACTTTTTAGGCTTTCGCCTTTCATTCCTTCTGGCTTTTTCAATCGCCTTCGCCCTGATCATCGGCATTCCTTTCATTTTGCGTCTGTTATTGCTGATCAGTTCTTTTCGCAACTGCAATCCTGTCCATTTTGTCTTCCTGAATGCTTCTGTGATTGCTTTCCCTACCTGTTCAAACGCTGGCTTCAACTTTTCAAACGCTTCCGTGATACTCTCTACCATTTTTCTTCCTGTTTCCTGCGCCCATTTCGCTGTTGATTCAAGCAGCACTTCGATTTCTTCTTCAGGAAATCCGCTGTATTCCGATACAGCCTTAATCATTTCTTCTTTTGTCCATTCAGGATCAATCTTCAATCCTCTTGTGACTGCTGCCAGCTTCATCACATCTGCGCTGATGTTTCTTTCTGCTTTCGGCTGTTCTGTCGGTTCTTCTGGTTCAGGTTCTTCCACGACTGCTGCCCTGACAGCTTCCTGTCTGTCTTCCGCAATCAATTCCTGTGCGCGTTCTACAATTTTCTCTGACAGATCGTCTTTTTCTTCCTCCTGTGGCTTCGCACGCTGCCCCACAAGCCTGTTTTTTATCTTTGTTGTATATTCCTTCAGCTTCATGTCTTTCACTCCTTCCTGTGCCTTTATGTAAAAGGCAAATCGTCAACGCCGTCTGGCATGTTCATAAAGCCATCGCCGCTGCCTGGTGTTGGCTGTGGTCTTGACTGGTTGTCGCCTGCTGTCGCTTTACTTTCCGCAAACTCGACCGATTCCACAACAACTTCCGTTGTGTAAATCTTGCGACCTTCTTTGTTTGTATAGCTGCCAGTCTGAATGCGTCCTTCAATCACAAACTTTGTTCCCTGCTGTCCGTACTTCTCCATGAACTGTCCTGTCTTTCCGAATGCCACACAGGAAATGAAGTCAGCTGACTGTCCTTCCTGATCTCTCTGGACTCTCCTGTCAACCGCAAGTGTGAAGCGCGATATTGCCATAGGCTCTGCGCCTTCTGTATATCGTGTCTGTGCATCCCTTGTCAGCCTTCCCATCAATATGACCTTATTCATTCTTCTTTGCTCCTTTTTGTTCTTTGTTTCCTTTGACTGCTGCCTTGATTATCTCTGCAACAATCAGGATGATCAGTGCTGTCAGGACTGCAATGAATCCCAACTGCAATATAATCACGATAATTCCACCCAGATTGCTGATTGCTTCTTCAATCCATATACTTCGCATGTTTCTTTCCTCCTGTTATCTTCGGCATATCATGTCTTCATAAAGTTTCTTGTAGGTGTCGCGCTCTGCTTCAAGCCTGATCATCTGCTCACGCGATGCCCCCCCCGATTGATTTTCGACATATTCCTTCGTGTCTGCTCCTGCATCCAGTTTCAATGCAATTTGAAGCGCAATGTCGATCTGCTGCATTTCTCTGTCTGTCACGCTTCCGATCCTGTTATTCAGTCTTTCAACGCTGATTGTTGTCGGCTGTTCGCACAGTGCTTCAGATACCCTTCCAGTTGTTCTGATCGTCACATGTGTTGACATGTCCTTCTTCGGCTGTGATGTCAGGAACACAACGACTACATCACCGCTGTGTTTGTTCAGGAAGTCAGCCGACACAATGACGGCTGGTCTGTCCTTCCTGATCTCGTTTCCTCTCTGTCCTCTGTTGTTGTTGATATAATACACATCGCCGCGTCTGACATCGAACTGCTGCTGTGTCTTTGTGAAATGTTCATACATGTTTTTATTCCTCCGTATATTCTGCGTACTGTTCTTTTAGCATCTTTGCACGCGCCTGAATGTCGTCTGCAAGTTCTTTTTCTTTGTTTTTGTATGTCTGCGCCCTTGCTGGTCTTCTTGCCCTGATCGCGTTCTTGACTGCCGTCTGAAGCTGTCTGCGCTTCTGAATCGCTATTCGTTGTACCCTGTCAGTGATTGTGATTGTGTAATGTGTGCCACAGATCGGGCATTCATAATACTGTTCGATGATGTCGTTGTGTTCCTCGTCCTGTGTGATCACTCTGTTTTGAATCTCTATCATGTCAGGTGTGAATGTTGCCGCACATTTATCGCAGATTATTTCATTCATGCTGTTTCCCTTTTCTGCTGTTTATGCCTGCTGAATCTTAATCATTTTCAGCAAGAATCTTGCTGACAGTTCTTCTTCTTTCTCTTTTCTTTCCTCTCTTGTCATGCCTTCCTTGTCGTCAAGTTCTGCAATCTCGTCCAGAATGTCTGCTGCTTCTCTGAATGTCTGCGCCATTTCCTTAATTTCTTCTTTTGCCTGCATGTCTTTTCCTCCTATGCTCCATATTGTAGTGTTCTGTTGTCTGCGTCCTGTCCTGCGCCTGTTGCTGCTTCCTGAAGCGTTTCTTCGACTTCTCCCAGTCCTAAAATACAATAGCCGTCTTCAAGTGCTGATGATGTGATGCTTGTGTCAACGCAGATAATTGTCTTCTTGCACTGCTGCCCTGTCGCCTTGCCTTCCTTGAATGCAATCAGCGTCACTTCCTGTCCCTTTCTGAAGCTGTCGTCTTTCGTGATGATGTATGGCTTGCCTGCTTCAATTTCTTCAAATGCGCTTTGTGACATTCTGATACACTTGTCCTTGTTGCCGTCCGAAGGAAGCTGCTGCATCTTTTCTTCGTCTGCCTTCTCGCGAAGTTTCTTCGCTGTTTCTCTGTCAATCGCGTCCTGTTCTTCGCTGTATCTTTCTTCTTCAGTCTTTTCGGCTTCTGCCTTGTTGATGTACTGATCGCAGCTTTGACATGTTCCTGTCTTCACATTGCAGTCTGAATATCTCTTGCAGCTATAACACAGCGATGTGATGCTTTCAGGGTGTGCATCTTCCCATTCGTTCCAGCATTCTGTTCTGCTTGTCAATCTGTCTTTTTCTGCATTTGTGAGTTTTCCCCATGCGTTCTTGACATCTTCCAGCACATCCCCGATTCTTCTTGCTTGTCCGCTTTTGTCTGCAATCAATATCCCTAATTCTGCCAACATCTCCACACATTCAACTGCTTCAATGTTGTCTGTTATATTTTCAATGACCTTGTCAAGTCTTTCGTCTTCAAGTTCTTCGATCTCTTCTTCTGTTTCTGTGAACTGGTCAATGTCCATTTTACCTTCAATCTCTTCTGCTGCCGCCTTTTCCTCCTGTTCTTGCTTGATCTCTTTTACTTCCTTGTAGGTCAAGCCGTTTTCCTGATAGCGTTCCAGCATTTCTGCCTGTGCTTCTTCATTCATTCCGCTGATCTCATAGGCAGCAGAAAACGTCAGGCGACCTTCTTTCAATTCTTCAGCAAATTCAGGGATCAGATGCTTGTTGATGCTCTCGATCTGTGCGATCTTTGTTGCTGGCATTTGAAGCATCTTTGCAATGACATCGCGAAGGCGACCGCTGTCAAGTTTGTAACCCTTGATTGTTCTTCCTTCCTGTCTCATTCGCTGCAAGATGTCCTTCAGTTGCTTTTCTTCTTCCAGAATGTCTGCGACTGTCTTATTTCGATAATCATTCGCAATGATCAGGCGCAGCATTTCTTCATCTGCTGACGCTGGTGTCTGAATCTGACACGTTACCATTTCAAAATCTGTATAGCCTTTTTCAACAAGCAGCTTCAGCGCGCGCCATCTTCTTTCGCCTGCTGTGATCCTATATTCGCCGCGATCGCAAGGATCGTGAACAACTTCAAGATTTTCAATCAGCCCGACAAGTAAAATCTTCTGTGCAAGCGGTTCAATGTCTGTGACTGAATAGAAGTTCTTGTCGTTGCTGTACAGCTTTTTGATGTTGATGTCTTTCGTCCTGAATCTTGCCTTCGGTGTTTCATCGCCGACTGCTGCCTTCTGTGCGTTTTTGTTTAGCTGCTCCATTACATTCCACGCCATCTTCAATCCTCCTTTTCTCTGAAGCATATTTCTATTGCATTCAGTTCGCTGTCTGTCGTGTTCTTCAGGTCAATGTGTGAATCATCGTCTTTGTATGCTTTTTTGTTTATTGATGCCCTGATCTGCTTCTTCAGCTTGTCTGTATCAATCACGATCTTCAGTGTCTTTCTGGCTTCACTTATTGCTTTGTCGATCTGTCTGTCAGTCATGTTCTTTGTGCTGTCAATCTCTTTGATACGCTTCCAAAAGTCTGTGTCGTCCAGTTCATAGAATTGTGTCATCCTGTCCCTGAACGCTTCCATCTGGTTTTCTGCATATTCCTTCGCGTCTGCTGCCGCCTTCAGCTTTTCAAAGTCTTCGATGCTGATTGTAACTTGTCCTTTCAATTCCATCGCATTCCGTCCCCCTGTCTTCTCTTTTCGTTCAGTTTCAATGTCACTTTCGGAACTCCGATGCCAGCTTTGCGAAGGCGTTCTGACAGCCTTGCAAGGTCTGTGACATAAGTTTTTTCATATATGCTGCCATGTATTTCATCAACATAGTATTGCGCTTCGTTGCCGTAGATCGTTATGTCATTGTGCGCAATCAAAAGCGTCTTGATTTGATATGCAAGCGTCTTTCCTGTCCTTCTTCCTTCGTGCGGATATGCGATGCCTTGCGACAGGATATATTCTGACTGCCATGTTTCAAGTTTTATTCCCAGCGCATGTTCAATTCTGTCAAGTGTATCTTCGTTGCAGCCGTACATGTCCGAATGTAACTTTGCAACCGCATTTCGTGTCATTGCGTCTGCGCCATATTCATCGCCGTCCGCTAATGTAAAGGAATACGCCCTGTTTGTTCTTGTGTTTTTAATGTACACAAGATTTCTTTCCAGCGTTCCTTCCGTCTGTCTGATTTCGACTTTCAGATTTTCTTCGTTTTCTGTGATTCCTGTGATTATCTCATACACTCCCATGTTCACACCTCTTTCATCAATTCATATGTTGCTGCACGATAGTCCTGCGTCACGATGCAGTTTTTGGAAAACTTCGGAAGTGGCACTTGTGCGACTGTTGACTTCTCTGCGATTATTGATCGCCTGATTGCTGTCGCAAAGCAATCGTGTCCTGACTGTGTTTTCAGCCATTCTTCAACCTGAAGTGTTGTCTGGTTCTTCTGGCGCATTGTCATCAACACCTTCATTCTGATGTCAGGATTGACACTTCTGAACGATGCCAGCTGACTGTCCATGTTTGCAGCTGCTTCAATCTCGAAGCCGCCAATCTTGACAGGCACGATCACAAGGTCTGCTGCAATCATCACATTTGTGACTGTCATGTCCATGATCAGACCGCAATCAACAATGCAATAATCATATATAGTTCTGACTTCATTCATTGCTGCTGCAAATCGAAGAATCTGATCTTCTCCTTCTTCCTGAAGCAGTGTCATGTTTGTTCGCATCAAATATCCGTTCGCTGGTATGATGTCGATGTTTCCATATGGTGTTGTTTGGATCAGGTCTGTTGTCGAATATGCGCCGCCTGCTGCCTGATGATTTTCAAGCAATTCTGACATCCCCTGTCCTTCAGGATCAAATCTGTCGTAAAGAAGTGATATGTTGCCCTGCTGATCCGCGTCACAGATCAGCACCTTCTTTCCTTTTTCTTCGCCCATTATGTAGGCGATAGCTGCTGCGGTCATTGTCTTTCCGATGCCGCCTTTTTGATTCATTACTGCTATTATTTTCATTGATGTGCTTTCCTCCTGTTTATTATTTTCATGTGTCTTCTTAACCTTCTCGCGTGTTCGTCCGTCACAATGTATTTGTCACAATCTTGAAGTCGCCTGTCTGTTCCTTTTCCGTCATAATGCTTGCAATAGTCACATGTGAAGCAAGGTTCTTTCATTTCTCCTGTGCATGTGTCTGGCGTTTCCACGTTGTTTGCGCAGTGACTACACGCGCAACCGCCGCAAGGAAAAGCGTATTGTTTTCTGACTTCTTCTTTTTGCTCTGGCTCTTTCGGTATGATCCCAAGTTCCTGCAATGTGATTTGATGTGCTTTCCTATCGTCTTGCATTTCTTTCCTTCTTGCTGTTCTCCCAGCTGATCACTGCTTCCCTTGCCCTGTCGTATAGGTCTGTGTCGTTTGCTTCTTCAACCTTGATGATCTGTTGTCTGTCTGCTCCTTCGCCCTTGTATATTTTTATCCAGCCATCATCGTATACTGAAGTGTGGCTTGACATCCGCAGTCCGTACCTTCTTGCAATCGGTCTGTATATGTCATAAAACTGTCTGACTGCTGCCGCATATCCGTTCATGTCCTACACCTTCAGCTGTTTCACTTCGCCGTCTTTCCATACGCTGTTGTTCGGCTCTTTCATGCGTTCTGCTGTTTCCGTGACTGCGGTGTCTGAATCTGACACATGAATGTGTGTCTGTAAACGCTTCAAATTCAAGTATTTTTCAAGAACTTCAACCGCATCCCTTGCCGTGTAGCATGTCGCGACATAGTGTCCTGCTGCCGCCATATCGGTCAAGAACTCTTTCTGTGACGGCTGGTGTCTGCCCTTGTCATACTTCATTTCGATGTACAGTCCGCAATATATTCCTTTTGGGTACGGAAGACATAAGTCTGACACGCCTGACTTCACGCCCATCTGCTTCAGCTTTACTGCTTCGGCTCTGTTCCTGCTGCCGCCGTTCGGGATATGATGCAGCCATTTCAGTTCAGGATATTTCTGCATCTGCCAAGAAGCCCAGCTGATGACATTGATCTGTTCGGTATCTTCCGAACGCATCGCATACTTCATATTCATCGTGCTTCCTCCATTTTCTTCATGTCCTGCATGATATCGCCAGTGAATCCCAACTGCTTCATTTTCTTGAATGCGATCAGGTCTTTTATGCCTGACATCTTTATGATCCAGTCCTGAAGAAGTGATCTTGACTTTTTATACATATCCCTAACTTCTTCCCTGTGTGCCGCCAGCACATCCGCTGTGCGTGTGATGATGATTTTTCTTTCAATGTTGTTCGGTGCGATTCCTTTTCGGTTCAGTTCTTCTTCAATCACTTTCACTGCGTAGATTTCTGCGTTCGTGACTGCATCTTCCAAGCGCAATCTTTTTTTGTTGTCCACTTTTATTCCTCCTTCGTTTCCTGTCTTTCTTTCTCTGCCTTCAGCTGTGCTGCTCTTTCCATGATCGCTGTGTTATAGCTGTATTTATACACACCATGATTCCACAAGTTTTCCTTTGCGCCTGCTGCTCCGTAGTTGTAGACTGCCAGAACGTAATATGAACGCACATCTTCTGGAACTTCCTGCAAGCTGTCCTGAATCTCCTTCAGGTAATCAATGCCGACTGTCACATTCTGATATGGATTTGTCAGATCGGTGCAGTTCAGGCGTTGCATTCTTTCTTTGTGCCATTTCTGCGCTATCTGCATATACCCCCATGATGTGCCGCCATCGCCTGAAGCGTTCCAGTTGCATTCGCTTTCCTGTTCGATCAGCGCGAACACCATTTCATAGTCAACACCATAGTTCTGACACACGATGTATGTGTATATCTGCGCCATTACTGGAAACTTGCCGCCTGCTGCCTTGCATTCGTCTGATATTTCGTGATAGCAGAATCCTTCCATGTCTTCGCCACTCCAATCCTGTGACATTGTATTGAATGGATATTCTTCATCTGCATCCAAGTCACTTTCTGTTTGTTCTTCTGCTTCGCTTTCCTGTTCTGTTGCCGTCTTTCCTTTTGCACTGATCATGTCGCCGATCGCAAATCCCAGCATTACCGACACATATATTGTGATGAATGTGATCAGGATTGCTGCTGCCGTCTTCGGTTTGCGCTGAAGAAAGTTCTTTGCTGCCCTGATGATGTTATGTGTTGCATCGTGCAGCTGTCTTCTTCTTCGTCTTCTTCTTCGCTGTTTTCTGCTTAACCTTACTTGTTGCTTTGTCAATCTTTTCTCCTTTCTCTGGCTGTCTGTACATTCTTGCGTATATGTAGAATCTGCCATTCATGTTGTTATATCTGACTTCATACGATGTCAGCTTGTAGCCGTCTGCTGCATACCATTTCTTCAGCTTGTCTTCAAGTTCGCATCGTCCTGTCACGACTTCGTCAATGTCCTTCTGCTTGAACTTATAGTGGTTTTTATGTACTTCAGGCTTTTTCAGTCCCTTGCTGGCTTTCCACGCCTTCTGATACTTCCCGACTGGCTTTGGCTCTTTCCCTTTCTTTTCGGGATGTTTCTGCTTTGTGATATAGTTCGCCATTCCTGACAGTCCGTTTTCGTCCTTTTGAAGCCTGCGCACCTGATTTCTGCGCCCCTTCTTCCACTTTTCTTCAACCGCTTCCAGCCCCATGTCGCCATCGCACACAAAATGATGATGCCAGCGTCCTTTGTCTGAACACTCTGTCACATACACATAACGCAGCTTTGCAAGTCCCTTCTTCCTTCGCTCATAGTTTAATCGTCCTATGTACAGCGTCATATCGTGCTTCGCTTCCTTCATGCTGTTCGGCATGTTGTCGTCTGTATATGTCAGTGTTCCCCAGATGTCATTGTCCGTGAAGTTCGCATTGATCGTCCGTTCACATTCCTTCCTGCTGTTCTTCTCATTCAGGTTTCTTTGCGCCTGTCTTTGCTTCTTCAGCTTTGCTTCGTCTGGTATCTGCTCTTTCTGTCCTCTTCTGAACTCTGGATATATTTCAACATCCATCTGCTCTGCTGCCTTTATCTCCTTAGTGGCATATATTGATCTGACCTTGCCTTCATTCAGCATCCTGCACATGTTGTCTTCTTCCAAGTCAGTCAACATCTTCTGGTATGCTGCTTCATAGTCATAATCTATATACACAGCTTTCTTCCTTCTCTTCATGTCCTTCTTTGCTCCTGTTATAGATATTTATATATTTCTTTGATTTGTTACTATCTATTACAAGGACGCGAAGCCTTTTGAAAGTCCCTGATTTATTGACTTTTTTGGAAGTCTGCTGTATAATTTTTTATAGATGTGCAGACCTTAAAAAGTCACAATCTGGATCGCCTTCGGAAGCCGCCAAGCTAGTCCGAAGGCTTTCTTTTTTGTCCTTCAAGATGCTTTCGCTGCCTTTGTCTTAATCTCCGACAGCTGCACCCTGATTCCATCATTCCTGTTCGACAGGATCATTGCTATTGCTTCAAATATTCTTCTTGCGTCTGGCGTGTTCATGCGTTTTCCTCCTTGTATTTGTTTTCCCAGAACGGGCAGTCTTCTGTTTCTCCGAATCTGTCTGCTTCTTCCTCTGTCATTTCTTCTGCTTTGTCGCAACCTCCGAACATTGTTGCTGTTGTGCTTCCATATGGCACAGAATCCCAGTAAGCGTTCTTGCAGTCATAACATGTCTTTGTCAGTCTGCTCATGCTCTTCTCCTTCCTTGTGTTCTTCTTTTTCAGCCTGTCTAGTGGCACGATCGGGCAGTTTCCCATGACCTTTGTGTCGCATGTTCTTTCAGGTGTTGGGATCACTTCGCCTGTCAGGAAGCACATGCCGTCATATTGCATTTCTAAATCAGTCAGCCAGAATGGACATTTTGTGCATGTGTCGGGCATGTGTTCCGCAGCTATCACGAAGCCGTGTTCTTTAAATCCTACTATCATTTGCTTTCTCCTGCGCCGTTTCATTCAATATGATTTTTCTGAATATACTTTCAAAGATCGGAACTGCGATGCTGTTTCCTGCCTGTTTGTATAGCGCTGTGTAATATCTTCCAGCCCTTTTATGTACTGCTTTCGCTCTCTCGAAGTCTTCGTCTGTGTACCCTTGCAGCCGCCAGCATTCCAGTTCGGTCAAATATCTGAACCGACCGCCACCGCAATCAATGACCTGTGCTGGTGTCCTGTCCTGCCGTGTTGTGATTGTGAATGCGTAGTCTTTTATAACTGTCGCCCTTTTGATTCCTGTCTGTCCAATCACGTTTCTGACAGAAGGCTGTGTCACATCGTACACTTCAGGCACGCTGTCGTTATCTTCAAGAAAGTCCCTGATGTCCTGCATCGGTTTTCTGATCAGGTCATCGAAGTTGAACTTTTCGCCTTTCAGACAGCTTATTGTGAAAACTCTTTCCCTTGCCTGCGGAAGTCCAAATTCTCGCGCATCCAGCACTTCATAATTGTTTGTATATCCCATCTGTTCAAGTTCTTTCTGATACCTGACAAAGTTCGCGATCATGTGCTTGCTTTTCACATTCTTCACATTTTCCCAGATGATATATTGTGGCTTCCATTCCCCCATCTGTTCAATAATGTGAATTGTTTCCCACATCAAAGATGATCTTGTTTCGCTGCCTTCATCTGCTCCGCGCTGATGTCCAGCGATGCTGAAGTCCTGACAGGGGCTTCCGTGAATCAGAATGTCTGGCTTTAAGTTCCAGCCGACAACCGACTGTGTCTTATATGGCAATTCTTCAGAAAACATATTGTTGTATGATCTGACTGCTTTTTCATCTATTTCAACATAATCAATCGCCTTTGTCGGTATTCCCAGATTGCGCAAGGCACATCGTGGGCTTCCTATTCCTCCAAACAGTTCCAGTATTTGCACTGGTTTTTCTTCTGTTACTATCATCTTTTACCCCTCAATTCTCTGCGTCATGCTCTTGTCTTTCATTGCTGACATAGCCATCTGCATCCGCATCGCATCTTCGTCAGACATTTCAACATCGTCTTGTGGTCTTATTATCATTTCTTCTTTGGTCGGGAAAATCTTGTGTTTCTGTACGAAGCACTTGAAGAAGAAGTCGTGTTCTTCTTTCCATGTTTCACAGTAAAATTCATATTCAATCCCGATCTGAATTGCCTGCGCTTTTGTACACTGTACGCCTTCTTTTTCGCCGCCCACTCCACGTTCCGCAAGTCTTTGCAGCTTCTTCATCAATTCGATTTTCTTTTCGTCAATCATCGTTCATTCTCCTTCACATACTGCTTTCGCAAAGTCCAAAATAATTTTTTCAACATTCCCCCTTCTGGTCATGTATTATGCTGTGTCGTTTGTTTTCGCATTAAAAACATTCCTAAAACCTGTTGACCATCCATGTGTAATTCTGGCAGTACACACACGCCGCTATGTTTTCACAGTATTCATCCGACTGGCTTTCAGCTTGCCATCGTCAGGATGAAGGTTGCCATCCTTCATCGACAGGGCTTGCGCCCTGTTTCGGCTGTCAGTCTTCTGTTGAATATCTTGATATTTTCACAACCTTTGTTGTCGGTATGTCGTCCGTGTACATATATGCTTTGCATCCGAAGAACTCTTCATTGTGATCGTGTGCTTCAAACACTTTTCTGTCTTCCAGTTCGACTTCAAAGATCGTTCCTGTTTCATGTCCGCGGATCGCAACAAATCGCGCTGCTTCAAGTGGCTGTTTGCAGATATACACACCGCCGTCCATTCCTTTTCGGATCACTCCGTCCTGCATGATCTTTTCTGCGTTTTCATGTGTTGTTGCGTGAAAATATCTTGATCGGCTTCCTTTTTCCCATAAGTCGTATTTTTCCATGATCTTCATATACTTCAAATCAATCTTTGACTGATCCTGCGCGCACTCGATCAGGTGCTTTCTTTCTGCTCTGTCTGTAACCTTTGCAAGTTCTTCTTCTGTGAATAAATTCTGTGTCATGTTGTACCTCTCTTTCATTTACTCCCCGACTGCTGCCAGTCGGGGACATCCTATGCCCTTTTAGGCTGTTTTCACTGGTCTGTTTTCTCCTGCCGCCCACATCATCATCCCTTTGATGACCATTCTGTCGCTGTCAGACATCTGCTTCAGCAGCATAATAAATTCGCTGACATCTTCGGTCTGGCTGTTCAGGTTCTTTTTTTCGTTCGTAACTGCTGCCATGTTGTTTCCTCCCTTCGTTCTGTGATGTTTATATGATCCCTTTGGTTCTCGCAAGGTTCATCGCGTTTTCAAGGTCTTTCAATGCGTGCATCTGAATGATGATGTCGTCCCATTCCTTCTGATATGCTTCATCCTGTTCCTTCGTCCAGTTCCAGCAACCAGCCTGTCTGTCACAGTAATAGTTGTATTTCTGTCTTTCGTGAAGTTCTGCTGACTTTCTTTTGTCGCTCACATACTGAAGCAGCTTGTCGAAGTTGTTCTTGATCTCCGCTTCCTGATCCTCAATGTTGATCCTGATTGTTTCTGCTCCCATATTCAGTTCAAGTGCTGTGTTCAGGTCTGATATGTGGAAGCCTGTGTATTTATCATCTGTTGATGTTGTGTTGAATATTGGATAGCCAGCGCGAAGGCTGTCGTGTTCGTCTTTCATGTAATCTGTCGGAAAAAGTTTGTCTGCAAGCTGCCATGCTTTTTCTTTTGTTGATACTGTTACGTTCATGTTGTTCGCTCCCTTCTGTGGTCTGTTCTGTTGTCTATGTGAACAGTATAGACCACGTTGAAAACTTTGTCAACTCTTTTTTGTTTTCTTTGTGAACTTTTTTATTGACCTTTTGTTCTTAGCGTGCTATTCTATGGATAAGAAAGAGAGGTGTTGATCATGACGCAAAGCGAACGCGTGAAAGAAATTCGTAAAACGTTAGACTTGACAATGGAAAAGTTTGGCGAAAAGTTGGGTGTTGGTAAGACTGCTATTTCAAATATAGAATCAGGCAATCGCAATCTGACCGAACAGATGTCGAAGGCGATCTGTCGTGAATACAATGTGAATTACGATTATTTGATGTATGGCGAAGGGGAAATGTTTGACGATCTGCCGCAGACAATCGTTGATGAATTATGCACGCAGTATGAATTGAACGATTTTGACAAGGCACTTGTTGAAATGTATGTGTCTTTACCAGCTGAAAGCCGTGAAAGAATCAAAGAATATATGAAGCAGCTAGTCAAGAAGGTTGGTTGGGATAAAACTGAATAAAGGAAGTGATCTATTGAACATTATTTGTCTTGATACAGAAACAACAGGACTGAATCACTATGATGATGAAATCCTTCAACTTTCTATCATTGACGGCTCTGGCACAATCCTTTTCAGTGAGTATGTGAAGCCTGTTCGTCACGAATGCTGGACTGATGCTGAAAAAGTAAACCACATAAGCCCTTCAATGGTAAAAGACTGTAAACCGCTTTTATATTATGCACATACTATTCAACGCATTTTAGAAAATGCAGACATGATTGTCGGTTATAACATTCACGGCTTCGATTTGCCTTTTATATTTAATTCTGGCATTGAGTATCATGCGAAGCAAAATTCTATTGTCGTTGATGTAATGCTTGCATTTGCTGAAATTTATGGACAAAAGCGTTACAACGAATATAAATGGCAAAAGTTGAAGACGTGTGCAGAATATTATTCATATAGTGAATGTAACTGGCACAATGCGCTTGACGATGCAAAAGCAACACTATTCTGCTTTTATAAAATCTTCGGCGATGTTCCTGAAGTTCCTGTGTATGCAACTGGCGTTTATCGTTCGGTTGACAATATTATTAAGCATGAAGAACAAAAGCTTGTTGAAGTTGTTTCAGTTCCTAAAAGTGGAAATGTTCTGATTGGCTTCGGCATTTTCATGTTGTTAGGTTTCTTCGTTGCTTTCAATCCTGTGTGCGTTGTGATCGCTGCGCCGCTTTTATATTTTGGTTTCAAGCGTCATAAAGCATATAAAGAATTTAAGCAAAACAAAAGGAAGCAGTGACCTGACCAGTCCTACTTCCTTTTACTTTATCCATGTATGTATACATACTTTATGTATTTATATATGCGCTTCAGCTGTGCATCCGACAACTTATTCAGAAGCGTGTTGATTCTCTTTCGGATCATCGGCTTCCCTCCCTTCTCTTGTCGGGATTGTATCATGGAAATTATTGGAATGAAAGACCGCTTCCAGTTATTTCCATATATCAGGAAATAAGCGTCAGAAGCATTGTCGGCGCACAGTTTATCATTTATATTCAGAATCAAACAGATCAGTGATCTTGACATCAAGTGCAGCTGCTATCGCTTCAAGCTGGCGCAGTGTTGGCGATGTGATGCCGTTTTCAATCGTGTTCAGCGTTGACTTGCTGATTCCTGTCAGGGCTTCCAGCTGTTTCAAAGTCAAGTGTCTGTCTGTTCGTGCCTGCCACGTTAGGATTTCCATTGCGTCATCCTCCTAGTTTTGATTATGTACACGCTTCAGGCACTCTATACAAATAAAAAAGGAAGCCGTGACCAGCGACTTCCCTTGCAAAATGTTAAACAAAATATATCGCGGAAGACCGCCCACGATGATATTATGTCCTTTTACATTCTATCATATCAAGCCTTCTTTCGCTACCAGAAAGAAGGTTTTTATATGTCTTTTTTTACTCCAAACCCACAACTTTTCGGGCTTCGTGTAGTTAAATATATCAGATGCAGCCACGATGATCAGGTGCTTCATGGCGATACGCTTGAAGCGCAAGATCTGATTCTTGAAGATTTCATCAAAGTGAATCGGATGATACTTGTTGACACATTCATTGACGAAGCCCTGACAGCAAGAAAGAAGTTTAACAAACGAAAAGAGTTTGTCAGACTTCTGGATGGTGTGAAGGCTCATTCTTTCGACCTGATCATATTTACTAAACTTGACCGATGGTTCAGGAATATCGGCGATTATCATAAAATTCAGGAAATACTTGAAGCTAATGGCGTGCAATGGAAGGCTGTCACGGAAAACTATGATACCACAACCACGAACGGAAGACTGCACATCAACATCCGTCTGTCTGTTGCACAGGATGAATGCGATCGTGATTCTGACCGAATCAAAGATGTGTTCGCTTATAAGCTGAAGAATAAAACCTATGTGTCAGGCAGCCTTCCACGCGGTCTGAAGCTGGATGCAGAAAAGCATGTCATCATTGATCCTGAATGGAACTGCTTTGCACTTGATATGTTTGACCGCTTTGAAGCTACATGCAGCAAGCGTGACACGCAGCTTTTTCTTCAGGACAAATACAACATTCGTGTCTGCTATGATACAGTTGCACGATACCTGAAGAATCCGCTTTTCAAAGGTCAATATCGTGATGATCCTGACTTCTGTCCTGCGACAATCAGTCCTGAACGCTTTGAGCGCATCCAGAAACTTGCGATCAGGAATGTTCGGATCAGACACACACAGCAATTCTATATTTTTTCAGGTCTTCTGATCTGTTCATCCTGCAATCACATTATGACTGGCACTGTTACATATAGGCGCATGGCAGACGGCACAGAAAAAGCATACAAAAGTTATCGGTGTAACTTCAAGGCACAGTCAAAACTTTGTGATCGCGGCAAAACGTATCGTGAAGAATACGTTGAAGAATACATGCTGAATCATATCAGACCAGCTTTGTCAGACTATGTTGCGAAGTATGAAGTGACTGCTGCCAGTGCGGTGCAGAAGAATCCTGTCGAAGAAATGTCAAAGATCGAACGCAAGATCAAGAAGCTGTATGATTTGTTTATGGATGACTTAATTGATAAAGACGCATACAGAAGTGAATATGATAAATTCAAAAAACAGATCGAAGAACTTCAGAAGTGTCCTGCTGCCCCTGTTCGTAATCTCGACAGCGTCCGCAAGCTGCTGAACGATGACTGGGAAGCTGTGTACAACACTTTCAGCAATCAGGAAAAGAACGTCTTCTGGAAGTCTTTTGTCGAATCTGTGCTGGTGCATGAAGACGGAAGCATGGACATTCATTTTTTATAATTTTTGTCGTACTAACTCTGCACTGCCTGTGGGCTCATCCGCAAGCAGTATGTCCGGCTTATTTGCCAGTGCCACCGCTATCGCTGCGCGCTGCTGCTCTCCTCCCGATAGCTGAGCCGGAAGCTTATCCTTATGCTCCTGTAATCCCACTGCATTTAACAGTTTAAGGGCATAGCTTTTATTATCATCCTTGCGTTTTTTTATAATTTCTCTGTGTTTTAAATTATCGGTATTACCTGAATTTTCAAACATCATCACGGCTTCGACATTCTGCAGCACAGTCAGGTATGGGAACAGATTTTTGGCACTTTTCTGCCACACAAAGCCCACCTTGTCCCTGCGGTATCTCACCATTTCAGCTTCTGAATATGTGGAAATGTCTTTTCCGTCAATAGTGAGTACTCCCGCTGTGGGTGTTTCCAGTCCTCCTATCATATTTAAAAGGGTGGATTTTCCGCTGCCGGATTTTCCTATTACCGCAAGCATCTCCCCTGTTTCCACCGTCAGGTCAAGCCCCTCCAGTGCCATCACCTTTTTATCGTCGGTCTCATATATTTTTACCAGTCCATCGCAGTTTATCAT